AGTTCCTGATATTAGAAAGAAGGGCGCTTTAGGGCACTATTTCAAGAGAAAGGTCTTAGGAAATACTGATGCTACTGAAATGCCTAGAGATTTCCGTAAAGGCGGACGCGTAAGACTAATTTAGAGACAGATTATGGGAGGCATCTAGCGACGACGATGATGCATGGAGTTAAATATGGCTATAGATAAACCACTTAGAACACCAGACATAGACGAAGAGGCTCTTGAAGAAGAGAACGTTCTAGAATTTGAGCTTCCTGAAGAGGAAGCTAACGAGATTATAGAGTTAGAAGATGGTGGGGTGGAAGTAATATTTGAAGACGAAGATGCAGATGACGATCTGGTAAATGCTCCGTTTGAAGCTAATCTTGCTGAGTATATGCCGGAAGATAAACTGAATTTGCTTGCTGCTGATATTTCAGAATTGGTTGAAGCAGATATAGTAGCTCGTAAAGAATGGGTAGACGCGTACATATCTGGGCTTGAAGTACTTGGGTTTAAATATGAAGAGCGTACTGAGCCTTGGAATGGTGCTTGTGGTGCCTACTCTAACGTTTTAGCAGAGGCAGCTATTCGGTTCCAAGCAGAAACGATGAGCGAAACGTTCCCCGCGATGGGTCCAGTGAAGACTAAAGTTCTTGGGGATGAGACGAAAGAAAAAGAGGAAGCAGCTAATCGTGTAAAGAGTGATATGAACTACGAACTCACTGAAAACATGGTTGAGTATCGTCCTGAGCATGAAAGGTTACTATTTAGTCTTGGTTTAGCTGGGTCTGCGTTCAAGAAAATCTATTTTGATCCTAACATCGGTAGACAGACAGCAGTTTATGTAGCTGCTGAAGATGTCATTGTTCCTTATGGGGAATCCCAGATTGAAAATGCAGAGCGTGTTACACACGTTATGCGTAAGACTAAAAATGAGCTGAAGAAATTACAGGCTAACAAGTTCTATAGAGATATAGATCTCGGGGAGCCAGAAAAATACCGTACAGATGTTGAAGAGCAAAAAGCTAAGGATAGTGGGTTTGTTCTTACCGAGGATAATCGTTATGCATTATATGAGGTGCATGCGGATCTTATAATTGAAGACGATCTAGATGATGAAGATGCTATTGCTAAACCTTATGTTGTGACTATAGAGCGTGGCAACAATGAAATGTTAGCGATTAGGCGTAATTGGCGGGAGGAAGATGAGAAGAAGCTAAAGCGACAGCACTTCGTGCATTACGTGTACATACCAGGATTTGGGTTTTATGGACTTGGGTTGATACATATTATAGGTGGGTATTCGCGGGCTGGGACATCGTTGATTCGTCAGTTGGTTGACGCGGGTACGCTATCTAACTTGCCTGGGGGGCTGAAAGCACGAGGGTTACGTATTAAAGGGGAAGATACTCCTATTGAGCCGGGGGAATGGCGGGATGCTGATGTTCCTGGGGGTACGATAAGGGATAACCTTATGGCTATGCCATATGGGGAGCCTAGCGCTACACTACATGCGCTACTAACTGAGATAACTGCTGAGGGAAGAAGACTTGGGGCTATCAGTGATATGAACGTCTCTGATATGTCTGCCAATGCTCCTGTCGGTACCACACTTGCTTTGTTAGAACGAACCTTAAAACCTATGGCTGCTGTTCAGGCGCGTGTTCACTACACGATGAAACAGGAGTTTAAGCTGCTCAAGAAAATCATATCTGAGTATGCTCCCCAACAGTATGCCTATGTTCCAGAACGTGGGGAGATGTCTGCTAGAGTCTCTGACTACGCTATGGTTGATGTTATTCCTGTTAGTGACCCTAATAGTTCTACGATGGCTCAACGGGTGGTACAGTATCAAGCTGTACACCAACTATCGCAGTCTGCTCCACAAATTTACGACCTACCTCAGTTGCATCGTCAGATGATAGAGGTTCTTGGTGTAAAGAACGCGGATAAACTCGTGCCTATATCCGAAGATACGTGGCCTGTTGACCCAGTGAGCGAGAATATGAATGTGCTTGTTGGGAAACCAATTAAAGCGTTCATCTATCAGGACTCTGATGCACACATAGCAACGCATACTGCGTTCATGCAAGATCCTATGATTGCGCAGACAATTGGACAGAATCCACAGGCACAGCAAATAATGGCGGCTCTACAAGCGCACATAGCAGAACATTTAGGATTCCGCTACCGTAGAGAAATGGAAGAGAAACTCGGGGTTCCGTTACCAGCACCTAATAAGCCCCTGCCTGAAGAACTTGAGGTTAACCTTGCGCGTATGATGGCTGATGCTGGTAAACAAGTAACGCAGAAGCATATGCAGCAAGCTGCGCAGCAAGAAGCGCAGAAGAAGGCTGAAGACCCAGCGTTCCAGTTAGAGCAAGCTAGGATGCAACTGGATCAAGCTGAGCAACAACGGAAACAAATGAAAGATGCTTCAGACGCTGAGATAAAGGTTGCAGAACAGAGACGCAAGGAAGCTAAAGATAGAGTGGATGCGTTGGAGAAAGCAGAGAAAGTTCGTTTAGCAGAATTGGAATTGATGCTGGGACAAGATAGTGATAAACGAAAGGATGCTATTACTGTACGGCAGGCGGATAATGCGCTCGATGTAGAAGTAGCAAAAATGGTGCAGGGTACTAAAACTAGCCCCAGTAAGGAGGGATAATGGCACGAACAGTATTTGAGGTACTTTCTGACGAGATAAAAGAGGCGGCGGTTGCCCGCACTGTTTATTTGTCTGAGGGAGGAGCGAAAAACTACCCGGCGTACACTGAAGCTATTGGGTATATTCAGGGTATGAATGAGGCGCTGCGCCTTGTACAAGAGCTAGCCCGAAATTACGCAGATGGAGACGATGATGAATGAGTTAGTTCCCCTATCAGATGGGGAGTTTGAACAGCAAAGACCTAAACCTGTGGGGTATCACTTACTTGTTGCACTACCACAAGTGAATGAAACGTATGACGGTACGGAGATTCAGAAGACCCCTACAGAAAGGCATAATGAAACTATTATGTCTATTGTCGGACTTGTGATGGACATAGGCAGTACGGCGTATTTGGATAAGGAGCGATTCCCCACTGGCCCTTGGTGTAAGGAGGGTGATTATGTGCTGTTTCGTGCTAATTCAGGTACAAGGTTTAAAATAGAGAATGTTGAGTATCGTTTGATGAACGATGATTCAATTGAAGCAGTAGTGCCCGATCCTCGTGGGATAACGAGAGCATAGGAGTGTAATCATGCCAAAACAGCAAGTGGGACATACAGAATATACTTTTCCTGATGAATCAGATAAAGACACTACAATTGATGTAGAACCATCTAGTGCTATCGAGATTGAGGTTGTTGACGACACCCCAGAAGAAGATCGTGGTAGAACGGCTTCTCCTCCTCTTGATGAGGTGACAGATGCGGAACTGGCATCATATTCAGCGTCGGTTCAAAAGCGGATACGCCGTTTTACTAAAGGGTACAACGATGAACGTAGGGAGAAAGAGAAGGCCCAACGTGAACGTCAGGAGATGGAACGTTACGCTTCACAGCTTGTTAAGGAGAATACTGAGCTTAAGGGTTCTGTTGGTAAGAGTCAGACTGCTTTGCTGGAGCAAGCTAAGGTAGCGGTTAATTCTGATATTGAACGGATTAAAGCGAAATACAAAGAAGCATATGAAAGTGGGGAGCCAGACGCGCTTCTTGAGGCACAAGAGCAGTTAACTACAGCAAAAATAAGAGCTGATCGGATAGCGAAATTCAAAATTCCTACTTTACAAAAAGAGGAAAATGGGGTAAAAGAAGAGCAGAGTTCCGTTCCAGACGCACCAGAACCGAACGTAAAGTCCCAACAGTGGTACGAATCTAATAAATGGTTTGGTACTGATGGGCCTAGAACAGGTTATGCGTTGGGGCTGCATGAACAGCTCGTTACGACTGAGGGTTTTGACCCTGATAGTGATGAGTACTACGAAGCCATTGATTCTCGTATGCGTAGGGCGTTTCCAGATAGTTCCACTGGAGACGAAGAAGAGGATAGTGCACTACCGAAGCGAAGTTCAAATGTCGTTGCTTCTGCCAAAAGAAGCGTAGCCCCTAAAAAAGTGAGGCTTACTCAGACACAAGTAAACATCGCTAAGCGGCTTGGTGTGCCTCTTGATTTGTACGCTCAAAAGGTTGCGGAGCAATCGGAGAATGCAGATGGCTGAAAATAGATTAGATCGTACACTTGAAACACGAGAAACTGAGGAGCGCCCGCAAGCGTGGAAGCCTCCCACAACTTTACCTGAGCCAATACCCGAAGATGGGTATGCGATGCGTTGGATTAGGGTCGCTACACGCGGAGAAGTTGACGCTACTAATGTATCTGCTAGATTACGAGAAGGCTGGGAACCCGTCCGAGCTGTAGACCACCCCGAAATTTTCATTGTGCGTATCGAAAACGAACGCTTTAAGGATAATATCCTTATCGGGGGATTGCTGTTGTGTAAAACTCCTATAGAAATGGTGGCGCAACGAAAAGCTTATTACGAGAAGCAGGCAGCTGGTCAAGTTCTAGCGGTGGATAACAGCCTTATGAGAGAAAACGACCCCCGGATGCCCTTGTTTAAAGAGGGTGACTCCAAAGTAACTTTTGGTACGGGGACTTAATTTTAGGAGATAAATATGGCTTATCCTACTATTGCGGCTCCTTATGGTCTAAGACCTGTCCAACTTATTGGTGGACAGCCGTTCGCAGGACAAACCCGTGAATTTGTTATTGCCACTACTTACGGTACTAACATTATTATGGGTGATGTGGTATTGCATGTGGCTGCTGGTGGAATTGAGAAAGATACCGGCACATCTACAGCAACACCACTTGGCATCTTTATGGGGTGCCGATACACCGAACCATCTACAGGTCAAGTTGTTCATTCGGATTTCTGGCCTGCTAGCAACGCTGCTACTGATGCAGTGGGCTTTGTTGTTGATGACCCGGATATTCTATTCCAAGTAGCTTCTGTATCCTCGGGAACGACTATCGCGAGTTATGGGAGGACTGTGATTGGTTTGAATGTCCCTCTTGTACAAAATTCAGGCAATACTACAATTGGTGTTTCTGGAGTGGCAATAGATGGCTCTAGTGCCGCTACTACGCTATCTCTGCCTGTACGTATTGTCGATGTTATCGTTGATACGGTTGATTCTGATGGTGAGTTTTCAGAGTTTTTATGTAAATGGAACGAACCATATAACGCAGAAGGAACCCCGAATACGACTACGGGTGGACACTTCTATCGCAACCCAATTGGCGTGTAAGGAGATATGTAAATGGCTATTTCAAGAGCACAATTACTTACAGAACTCCTTCCCGGTCTGAACGCTTTGTATGGTTTGGAGTACGCCCGGTACAAGGAGGAACATAGGGAGATTTTTGAAACAGAATCTTCAGATCGTTCATTCGAGGAGGAAACCAAACTTTCCGGTTTCTCCGCTGCTCCAGTTAAGAATGAGGGGGCTGCAATTACGTATCAAGAGGGGAAAGAGGTATACACCGCTCGATACAACCACGAAACCATCGCTATGGGTTTCTCTATTACTGAGGAAGCCATCGAAGATAACTTGTATGACTCGTTGTCTGCTCGTTATACCAAGGCGTTGGCTCGTGCAATGGCGTATACGAAGCAGGTAAAAGGTGCAGCTATCCTTAATACTGCATTTGCTTCAGGTACGACTTATGGTGACGGGTCTACCTTGTGTGCTACTAATCACACGATGGTAAGTGGCGATTCTAATGCTAATAGACCTTCTACGGCTGCTGACCTTAACGAAACCTCTCTGGAAGCTGCATGTATCCAGATGGCAGGTTGGGTTGATGAACGTGGTTTGTTGATGGCTGCGAGAGCGCGGAAGGTTGTTATACCCGCCGCTCTGGAGTTTGTGGCTACGAGGCTGTTGCAATCACCGAATCGGGTTGAGACTGCTGACAACGATATCAATGCGTTGAATGCGAATAGCTCTATTCCGGGCGGGTATTGCATTAACCATTTCCTGACCGACACAGATGCTTGGTTTATTCTGACTGATGTGCCAAATGGTCTGAAGCACTTTAAACGTGTCAAGATGTCCACTGCGATGGATACTGATTTTGATACGGGTAATAGTCGTTATAAGGCTCGGGAACGTTATTCATTTGGGGTTTCAGACCCTCTTGGGCTTTGGGGTTCACCAGGGGCTGACTAATTAATTGGGGGCTATGTTAGCCCCCTTTTTCCTGACTACTGTACTATTACAGTAGACTCTGCTCACGACAGGAGATTAACATGGGCAAATCAACTTTTACTGGTCCCGTACAGTCCGAAAACGGGTACAACCATGTAGAAAAAAGCACTTCTACGGGTGCTCTCCTTGACCATACAACCGTTGGTGGTCGAGATGCGCGTAGAACCTATCTTGAAGAGTATTTTTTGCAGCGGCCTGCACTTAATGCAGTCGCAACTGCGCCTCTTACTAATGCAGATGCTTCTCATGCAGATAATGATGCACTTATTCTTGCACGAGGTGTTGCTAACCGGAATTTTGAGGTGCTTGGTACAAACTCGACGACTGCATTGGTTACGTATTCTGCGACTAGAGCGGGGATAACGCTTACAACTGCTGGTGCTGATGAAGATCAGATGATTATTACACCTCATTTGGATACTAACCAAACTGCTTGGTCTTCATACGTATGGGGTTCCGAGAACAGCGTGGAGTGGGATTGTACTATTTCTACTGCAGCGGCAATTGATAATATGAAGATCTGGGCTGGGCTGAAGAAAACTAATGATCAGTTAGTCGCTACTGATACTGATCAGGCGTACTTTAAGTTCCAGACCGATGCTACAAACAGTGAAGCTTTTACTGATTACACGCTCTTGCATTTTGTATATAGCACTGCTGGCACTGATTATATTAGTGCCTTACCTATTACGGTAGCTGCTAGTACTATTTATCATTTGAAGATCAAAATTGATTCCGCACGTACGGCTACAATTTTTGTAAATGGTATTCAGTATAATATAACAGGTACGGCAGCTAGTACTGGGGGTACAGCGGTAGCTTCGGTGAATCCGAGGGAGACTGTTACTCGTTCAGCTGCACTTGCTGATGATGTAACCTTAATCCCCTATGTTGGGATTGAGGCAGGTGACGCTAGCGCCGCAGCGATGGATCTTCATTATATGGGCGCTAGCCGATTAATTTTTGAATAGTTTTTCTCTATAAATAAAGGAGATTAAAGATGGACAAGTGGTTTTACGAACAAGCTTTGCTTGGTAATGTTTATCATGCCCATAATACAACTGCTGGAGCTGTAACAGTTATTCATGCTACATATACAGGGCTTGTCTTATCAAACCCTGTAGGCAGTAATAAAATTCTGGTGATGAAGAACGCACAGTTTGCTAATTCAACTCTCGCTGCAATTGCTGAAGTTGGATTAGCTGTGTCTCCTACTACGCTCGTCGCTGTTCAGACAGGAACAGCTGCTATTATACATAATGCTAAACTTTCTGGTTCCGATTCTAATTCGGGTAGAGGTCAGGTATTTAGTATTGCAACATTGTTAACAACCCCTGTTTGGTATCGTTCAATGGGTAGTGTTGAGTTAACAGGTTCTGTTGAATCTGGCATTAACGAAGCTAATCTTAATGGTGATACGTTGGTTACGCCAGGGCATTACATTTGCATTACTACGTTAACTACAGCACGCACAGGAATGTGCTCAATGACATGGGCTGAAATAAACGAGTAATTGAGGTGAAATATGGCTAATCGAATAGAAGTTACACAACTTCTTTCTGGCCCTAAATACCTCGCTTATCATGCCTATTTCCAGAGTGATGGTTTTAGCGGAGATATTGATAGTTACGTATTAATTGACCCCGCTAACGAGGATATGTCTGGGAATTCCAGATTTACCATTGATGATATTACGTGGGGTTTCGTGGGCTTTCAAGCGCGTATCCACTTTGAGTTACTCATTGAAGATACGCTGATTTGGGTATTGGCAGAAGGGGTGAACTACGTAGACTTTAAAAAGTATACGGGGTTCGCTGATCGAAGTAGTCCCAACGATGCTACTGGGCGGATTCTTATATCTACTTTTGGCTTTGATACTGTCGGGGATGAGGGCGCTTTGCTTATGAAAGTGAGGACAAGCTGATGCCAAAATCAGAAAAATCAAAAGCGAGACAAAGGGTAAAGGATTCTTTTACTAAGAAGGAGAGGGCTGCTGCTCGCAAAATCAAAGGAG